GAACTGCAGCCGCAAAGATTGCACAAGCAGTATTGCGATAGTATAATTAGTGCAGTGCAAAACAAAGAGTCAATAGGTATTTCACCGTTAACCGTATACCAAGAAAGTTACATCAATGCGCAACTTGAAATATTGGGCGGAAAAGAAATGCCATTCAGCCAAGAAGAATATTTTACCAATACAAATCAAATTATAGAATATTTAAGTCAATGAACATCGTTAAACTACCGTTAACCGCTGTAACACTGTCAAACCGTGCAGTCAAAGCATTGGCTATTAGTAATTGGCTGCAACGCGATTGCGGGCTTGCTGTGGGTAAAGATTTTGATTGGTTCTTTATGTCTAAGGAGAACGAAGTGCACTTTAAATTTCATGAAGAGCATAACGAATCAATGGAATCAGTATTACTAATGAGGTGGCTATGACGAATTCATCAACGAGGTTTAGGGTGCAGGGGATGGAGTATTTTATTCCAGAAGCATTAAATTTCTTTATTAAAGACTGTGATGTGCTTGATATAGCATCGTATACTGGTAAAAGTAGCGCAAGTATTAAGTGTATGGGGGCGCGATCCGTGGTGGGGCTAGAACCAAGGACAGAGTCAATTGAAATTGCTCAAGATCTTATTCGATTGAATAGCTTGGACTCGGTGTCATTTGTTAAAGGTGATGCGACAGATGCAAATAGCTTGACAGCACTGCTCGAAGGAAAAGATACAGTTACTAATTTTGGTATGTTTTATCACATAGCTGATCATCATCTTTTTTTAAAAACCATATGCAATAGTCAAGTCAAGCATTTGATTTTAGAATCTGAATTTGGTCCGGAATGTTCAACCCCTAATATGGATTGGTATGTTGAAACGACTGATTGGGACAAAGCAGGGTTTAACGGCTATGCATCTATATTGGCTGGTGTCCCTAACTTTCCTTGGGTTAATATTATTTTGGAATTGTATGGATGGCAAACGGTATTTTACAAAGCTTTCTATCATGATTCTCGTGCTATGCATCAACGTTTTGTTATTGGTGCAGTAAATACCAGATTCGTAGACACTCATACTTTACCAAAATTGCCAGGAAATTTATGGGAGTGGAACATCGTACCAAATTCAATTACTGGCAGGGAATTTATTGCATATGGACTATGAACCGTTTGTGCACGATCCAGTAACTGAGTTAGAAGAATCTCAACTCAGAGGGTTTATCAAGGACACGCAGTACAGCAAGGAAATGAAAGAGTTGGCAGTCATCCTAAAGAAGGCTGCGGCTTACCATACCACTAGCAAAATTGAAGAAAGACTAGTAGACTGGTTTGAGAACACCTGGGGAGTCAAATATGAATACGATATGGAGATGCATTGTATAAAAGGATTGAAGATAGTGGACGATCAGAAATACTTACTGTTTCGCCTAAAGTTTCTATGAAATTTAAATCAGACATTGACCTCGACTTTGGTGATAGAAACAAAGCGTTATCCTACCTGCGACATAATCCTGCGGGCATTATGCGTAATGGTGAGTTAGTAAAACATAACTCAGGGGTTTACGTTACTGACATTCCCAATGACCCAATCGTGGGATGCGCGAGCATTGATCACAAGGATGCTGAAGAACGTGGGTACATGAAGCTGGACTTTTTGAACGTATCATTATATACGCAGATAAAGGACGAGGCACATTTAGATGCATTGATGGCCAAGGAGCCAGACTGGGCAAAGCTGTACGACGAAGAGTTTTGTAACAAGTTAATGCACGTCAATGGGCATTACGATACGCTGATACAGTTTCCAGAGGCAGTAACAAGTATCCCACGATTAGCTATGTTTATCGCTGCGATTCGCCCTGCAAAACGCCACCTAATAGGGCTAAAGTGGGCCAATGTAGCTAAGACTATATGGGACAAGCCCACTGACAATTCCTACTATTTTAAGAAGAGCCATTCAATTTCGTACTCAACATTGATAGCAGTTCATATGAATTTATTGTGTGAACAGGACGGCGTGTAGTTTTTTAAAATAGCATAAATACTTGATGAGTATTATCTATCCAAGAAAATGTTTGCATTGTGATTACACCGCAAACAATCCATCTATGTTTCACTACCACAAGCAAACTCATGATGCTGTACCTGTCGGAACTTACTGTCATTTTGGTTGCGGCAACATCGCTATTGCTAAAAACACTGGCGGGAAATATGTATGCCAGTCGCAATACCAAAATTGCCCGGCATATATTTCTCAATTATCTAATAGATCTAAGGCAAGTTGGCAGAATGCAGAACTTCGAAAAAATGAAACTAAGAAAGATTTGATCCGTCGTCTGCATAACACTGAGACAATTGATAAGATGAGAGAAACAAAGCGTAAAAAGACTGGGTTGATAACTCCCGGGGATATAAAGAGTTACAGAGCTTACGCACGAAGAATTAGAGCGGGTGCTCAGCGATGGGCTAAGGAACAAGGTTATATATTAGGACAGCAGACACTTCATGTTGACCACAAGTTATGTATCCTTGATGCATGGCACGCAAACCTTGCAATTGAAATTGTTAATCACCCTGCTAACTTACAAATACTTGAGGCAAAGGAAAACAGTAGAAAAGGTGCTAAGAGTAGTTTAACTGTTGATCAGTTATTAGGATTAATAGATGATTGACCTTTGCGAGCAACTTACCCAGGAAACAAGATTTAGGCTCCTAATGAAGCTTAAGACAATGAGTCCCCAAAACAAGTTTGGTTCGGTGTTTGATAAGTGGGCGCTTGATACCCATGGACTGCATATTTACAGCGCAGGAATCATTGAGCATATTGGAATATCTGACGAGGACTATACTGCGCTACTGCTTAAGGTAATCGTCTAATCAGTGTAATACTACGGCGCTTGCTGCGCTTCTGGGCCATTTCTTTTAGGCTCGTGGCTGGGCCAACTTTTACTTCAACATCTTTTGAGTTCATAGTCTTAACGCAAGGCTTGAATTCAGACCAGTCTGCTTTCAGAAACACGTTGATAGGGATCAAGCGATTGCTTTCCCACCACCATTGCTCCCCAAATACTAAGAATCTCTGACGTTGGTCTGGCGTTTTAATGCTGCAAAAGTCGTAGATCGTCGTGATCTGTTCATCTGCGTTTTGAATTATACCTATGTAGTCGTTCCCGCCATACACAAGGTACGATAGGAAGGGGTATTTCTCTAATAGTTGTTTGATTTCTTCCACGTTCTCTTGCTAAATATGTAAATGGGACGCTATTAAAATGATCATCCAAACTTATTTATACAGCAATAAAGTTGTGGCTCAAATAGTTGACCCCTCAATCTTCACAACAAGGAACAGAGTAGTGTATTCACGACCAGTAACAGTTTACCAAGGTATTGATAACCCTATGCAGGTGCTTGTCAAGAACCAAGATCAGAAGTATGTCAACGTAACGAACTACATTATGGTCGCAGAGATACAAGACCCAAGCAACAAAGTAGCAGTAGCTACATTTCCTATTACTTGGGCTAACGTAACGCTAGGGCAAGGCAATTTTGTGATTGACAGGGCAACAATCGACGAATTAGAGCAACGCTTTTACAAGCTAACATTTCGCACAATAAACACAGTAACAAGCTTAGAGCAGCCAATTTACGTAGATGCAGACTATGATGTACCACTGGACTTGAAGGTACTACCAGCATACTACAACGGTGAAGTGGGCAACGCAGATACAATATATAACATAAACGCAGGAGATGTCGTCTTAGACGGCGGTGGAGCATAATATGACAGTACAGATTAAATTTAGACGTGATTTAGCAATTAATTGGACGGCTCGTAATCCTATCTTAGCTTTGGGTGAACCTGGTCTAGAACTAGATACCTCAAGAGTGAAGTACGGTAACGGAATTTCACGTTGGACAGATCTGCCATACCCACTTGCATCAGTTGGCGCCACAGGGCCAGCTGGGCCTATAGGACCTGAAGGTCCTGCTGGCACAGCAGTTGGGCCCACAGGCCCGGCCGGTCCGCAAGGCCCAGCTGGACCGCAAGGTGTTCAAGGCACGCAGGGCCCAATGGGTGTTGCTGGCCCTACAGGATTGCAAGGAATTGAAGGACCACAAGGCACTCAAGGCATCCAAGGTAATATTGGTCCGATGGGACCACAGGGTATCCAAGGGCTTACTGGCGCAGATAGTATAGTTGCTGGCCCACAAGGATCGCAAGGTATTCAAGGTCTAACTGGCCCACAAGGACTACAGGGAATTGCTGGTCCTAAAGGTGATACTGGCGAAGCTGGTGCAGGAGTTCATCTTAAGGGGTCTGTGTTACAGGTTGCTGACCTTCCTATGTTTATCAACGTTGTCGGTGATGCATACATTGTTGAAGCTGACGGCAATTTATACACATGGTCAGGCTCAGCTTGGGTTGACGTTGGTAAAATTGTTGGCCCACAAGGTTTACAAGGGCCACAAGGTATTCAAGGCAGTTTGGGCCCGCAAGGCATTCAGGGTTTACAGGGCATTCAAGGTAATATCGGACCGATAGGCCCGCAAGGCATTCAAGGTAATATTGGTCCGTTGGGCCCACAAGGCGTACAAGGCGATTTAGGTCCACAAGGCATTCAGGGCATTCAGGGCGATTTAGGTCCACAAGGCACACAGGGTATTCAAGGTCCCCAGGGCATACAAGGCATTCCAGGTCCCACAGGCAATGATGGTTTGTCTGCTTATCAAGTTGCAGCAATCAATGGATTTGTCGGTACAAATATAGATTGGCTTCAATCTTTAGTAGGACCTACTGGCCCACAAGGCCCGGCTGGTGCTGCTAGTACAGTTCCTGGTCCGCAGGGCATTCAAGGTAACATTGGACCAGCAGGTGCAGATAGTATAGTTGCTGGTCCAACAGGTCCGCAAGGTATTCAAGGTAATATTGGCCTACAAGGCCCGGCTGGTGCTGATAGTACAGTTCCTGGACCGCAAGGACCGTCCGGGGTACAACCCGTTCCGACAACAAAATATGGTAAAGTTGGAGATACGGCTGGGATGATTGCAGCGGATTCGATTTATTTGTATGTCTGCACCACTGTATACGATGGCTCCACACCCATTTGGAGACGCATAGCATTACCCAATGTATGGTAATCTAAAGTCTTGAATTTGTAGTTGCAAACTGCTACAATAGCTAGTGAGCAATTCAATTCAAGACACTGTAACAACAATACTTCCTGGTAAGCGCAAAACGAGTCCGAATAATTGGATTTCGTTTAATGCGCCTTGTTGTCATCATAATGGCGAGAGTGCGGACACACGAGGTCGCGGTGGACTAATGCTCACACCTACAGGCGGTGTAGCGTACCATTGTTTCAATTGCCAATTCATTACTGGGTGGGAACCTGGTAGGCACATATCGTACAAGTTTCGAAAACTATTGCAATGGTTTGGCACAGACGAGAATACGATAAAACGATTAGTATTCGAAGCACTGCGCATCAAAGATACGATTGCGCCAGAGATAATCGAAAAGGTAAAAGAAGAGTTTGTAGTCAAACCTCGTTCATTACCAGAAGAAGCAATAAGCATTGCTGAGTTGATGACATTTTTGGCATTGAATACTGAAGACACTGTAAAGCAGGAAGATTACGAGCAACTCGTAAACACTGTGGAGTATTTGGCTAGTCGTAAGGTTGATATGGAAAAGTATCAATTCTATATTACCCCAGAGACCCAATCCAATTTGCATAAGCGTGTCATCGTGCCCTTCTACTGGAAAGGGCAAGTGATAGGCTATACTGGCAGAGCAATAGTAGACAATGTTAAGCCCAAGTATTACAATAGCTATGAGGCGAATGTTGTTTTCAACATGGACATACAGAAACGTGATTCAAAGTTTGTGCTAGTAATGGAGGGCCCGTTTGATGCAATGGCAGTAGACGGCGTCGCTACATTGGGCGATCACATTTCCGAAGTGCAAGTAGACTTAATCGAAAGTCTCGGCAAGGAAGTAATTGTTGTACCAGACTTTGACCTAAAAGAAGTACGTGGCAAGATGGTATGGACTGGTGAGCGATTAGTTGACCTTGCAATTGAATATGGGTGGCATGTTAGCTTTCCAATTTGGAAAGACAAATACAAAGATGTTAGTAAGGCAGTTGAAATGTATGGCAAGCTGTACACAATGAAGTCAATCCTTGAGGGGGTTGAAACGAGCAAGCTAAAAATTGAGCTGATGAAGAAACGCATACATACTAACTAAGATATAAGGAAATACATGGCAAAAGATTATAGCACTGACATACAAAAGTTTTTTCTAGAAGTAATGTTGCACAATGCGGAGAACTTCATTCGCGTTCAGAACATTTACAACCCCGAGAATTTTGATCGCAGCCTTCAGGAAACAGCAAGGTTCTTAAAGACGCACTCTGAAGAGTACAGCATATTGCCGCGGTACGAGCAGATCAAAGCATTAACGGGTGCAGACTTAAAGCCTATCCCTGAATGGGACGAGGGACATTCAGAGTGGTTTTTAAACGAGTTTGAAAGCTTTACTCGACGGAAGGAACTAGAGCGAGCAATTCTTAAAGCAGCAGACTTACTTGAAGATGGAGACTACGATCCGGTTGAAAAGCTTATCAAGGATGCAGTACAAATCAGTCTTACTAAGGACATGGGTACTGATTACTTTGCTGACCCTGCAGGACGACTAAACAAATACTTTACAGCAGGTGGACAAGTTAGTACGGGCTGGCCGCAAATGGACAGGCTACTGTACGGCGGATTCTCACGTGGTGAATTGAATATTTTTGCAGGTGGGTCTGGTTCAGGTAAGTCACTTGTGATGATGAATATCGCACTGAGCTGGCTGGAAGCTGGATTAAACGGCATATACATTACACTAGAATTGTCGGAAGAACTGACCTCATTGCGTACTGATGCGATGTTGACGTCTGCTTCCACAAAGGACATTCGCAAGAGCATTGACGACACTGCACTTAAGGTTGCAATGCATGGCAAGAAGTTTGGTAAGTATCAGATTAAGTCGCTGCCAGCACAAAGCAACATCAATGACATACGTGCGTACATCAAAGAGTTCCAAATCAAGAAGGGTATTAAGATCGACTTTGTGATGGTCGACTATTTGGACTTGTTGATGCCTGTATCCGCTAAGGTTAACCCTAACGACTTGTTCGTCAAGGACAAGTATGTGTCGGAAGAATTGCGTAACTTGGCAAAGGAACTTGGTGTATTATTTGTTACTGCCTCGCAATTGAATCGTTCTGCGGTTGAAGAAGTAGAGTTTGATCACTCGCACATCTCAGGTGGTATCTCTAAGATTAACACTGCTGACAATGTGTTTGGTATCTTTACATCACGTACTATGCGTGAGCGTGGCAAGTATCAAATTCAATGTATGAAATCACGTAGCTCTACAGGCGTGGGACAAAAGATTGAACTTGAGTACAACATCGACACAATGCGTATTACAGACGCAGGTGGTGATTCTGGCGGTAGTAGCAACGGCAATCAAGTTAGCAGCATCATGGATCGAATCAAGAGCGGTGGCGCAGCATCACATGCTGGTAGTGGTAGTGGTAGTGGGCAAGCTAAAGACAAGTGGGAGAAGCCACAATCCAAGGAAGGCTTTGACATCACTAAGAAGTTTGCAGGGACTGGTGGGGCGCCACCTAAGGGCGAAGCACAAAGTACAATCCTCAAGGGTATGCTCGCTGGCCTAAAGAGCAAAGACTAATAACTCAACTAAATACACTAATAACTGGAGCAATCTTTTGCAAAAACGCACCCGCAGTATTCTTGATGAACTCGCAAACATGAGCGTTACTAGAGATCGTGAGAATCTCGTAGAATCCCGTGCAAGCAATGTAATCGCAGGAGCGATCAATCTTATCAACTATATTCGCGAGAATTATGACGCAGAGGTTTCCGCTGAACTTGAACGCCGCTTATTGAATAGCATCCGGGCACAAGATCCTAGCAAATTTTCCAGAGGAATAAAGAAAGCTAAGAGTAATGAAGTCTAAGGCAGCGGAACAAAAAACAGCAAAAATTATCGCTGAGATGGCCCAGCGTAGGCTTCAACGTGAGTCGCAAATCAATGAAGGCCCTGTGGATTGGGTTAAGCAAAAGGCTGCTGGTGCATATCAAGCTGGTAAGCAAATCGCCAAGCACCCAATACAAAGTTATCAAACTGCAAAAGCTGGCATTCAAACGGCACGTACAAATCGTGCAAATAACGCAGAAGCAGAAAAAACTTCAGGCCAAATTGGTAAAATCACCAATGCAGTATTAAACGCCTGGGCAGTACAAATTAAAACTTTGCAAACTGCTGGCGCACCAGTCACAAAACAAAACTTCATTGCCTTTATGAAGAAGGAGGCGTCGTCACTAAATCCACCATCTGACGCTGATTTCCCTGCTGACACGGATGTGGTTGATCCTGCAAAATACAAGCCGTTTATTACACGCTCGATTGCACAGCATTTTGCTAATCGCACAAATAATGTAGCCGCGCCTACGGCGGCACCAACACCGAAGAGTAAGTGGTCACCATCCGCGGCCGATCCAAGATATGGGGCAATTGAGGCACCTGACGGTAGAATATTTTCCAAGACAACGACAGGCTGGACGTTAAAAGCAAATGCGGCCGCCGCACCAATAGCAGTAGGTAACATAGACCAGATCACTGCACTTGAAAACTTAAAAAGTAAGTTAGATGGTACTGGTGGTGCAATTCCAACAGAAAGCATTCAACGATAATGATGCACTTATACGAAGGCGGCAATGTATTTGGCGACGGTGATATTCCTAAAGAATACGTTGCAGGCGTTGTCAACAACATTCAACTAGATTTACCATCAGGAATCAAAGCTATTCCTGACATTGGTTCTGCAGGCTACAAAGTAGCGAGCGGCGACATGGACATGTTTATTGACTACGATCAGCTTGCAGCTAAGTTTGGTGTGCAGGACGAAGTCAGCGCAAAGAAAGCACTGGCACAGTTCATGCAAGCTAAGGGCTATCCTGTTAAGATCATTGGTCGTAACGTGCACGTCGGTGCGCCTTACATGGCTAAAGACGGCAAGCATATTGTGCAAGTTGACTTGATGGTTATCAAGAATGCAGTTAAGGTTGCACCTTGGCATCAGCATGGGCCACGTGGCATGTACGATGACCCACAGTTCAAGGGCGGCCAGTTGTTCATGTTATACAACAGCATTGGCAAGTTCCTTGGGCTAAAGGTAGACGGCTTTGCTGGTACTGTTATGCGCAGAGATAACAACGAAGTAGTCGCTGACACACGCAAGAAAGCAGCAAAGCTATTGCTTGGTCCAACTGCAAAAGAATCAGATTTAGACAGTATTAAAGCTGTCATGGCTAAGTTGCGCACTGACCCAGACAAAGAAGGCAAGCTTGCACAAGCACGTCAAGACGTAGCCAAGGGCTTAATGACATTGCCGGAAGATCATCACCCAGGTACAGCGGGTTGGTTTAGAAGTATTCAAAGTAAACTATAATGCTATTAGAGTTCATCAACAGTCTGCCTACTAATCGTATCCTTACAGAAGGCGCACGTATTGATCACCCTGAAGATTTAATCTTTGACGAGGGGATTCAAGGCGCGAGTCGTGCACTCAAAGCATTAGCAGAAGTAGCTGCAGAGCCACACAATCTATCAGTTAAGTTTGACGGCTTTCCCGCAATGGTGTTTGGCCGCAATCACGACGGACAGTTAGTAGTAGCAGACAAGCACATGTTCACAAAGAAAGACGGCTCAGGTCGTGTTACATCAGTAGAGGCATTTGTACAGTATGACGTTAATCGTGGTGCTAATCGTGGTGATTTATATGCTAAGTTAAAAGTTCTTTGGCCTGCTTTTGAAGAAGCTGTACCAAGCGGCTCTAAAGGTTACTGGTGGGGCGACTTACTATGGGCAGGTAAACTATCGCCGTCTAACGGCAAGTACATGTTCAAGCCTAACACTGTAACTTACTCTGTAGCAACTAACACAGCATTGGGCCAACGTATAGGACACAGCATTGGTGGCATCGTAGTACACCAATATTTTCCGGACTTTGACCAAGAGCCAGTCGTGATTAAAGACTTGGGCGGATTAGACGTATCTGGTCCGTTAACAATCATGACTCCTAATATGCAGGACCAAGTTAACTTGAAGAGTCCAGTGGCAGCTATACAGCAAGTATCAGGCATGATTCGTAAGAATGCACCTATCATTGAGGACTTGTTCCACAGCGATTTACTTGCCGCAGCTAAGATCAGTAACTTAGGCGCATTGATGAAAACTTACGTCAACGCCCGTGTTAAAGGTTTTTCTGGTGATTTCCCTACATGGCTTAAGACTAACGTAACAGCAGCAAAGCTAGACAATCTGATTGGTCCTGGTGGCGCTATCACTGTACAAGGCCCAGCAGTAGCAGCAGTATTTGACATCTTTAAGGGCATGGTACTAATCAAGGCAAACTTGATTCAGCAACTAGATGCGCAACAGCACACAATACAAAGTA